ATTTATAACTTTAAGGCAGCTGAGAGAGGACGCTAAATGGACAACGAGAATACTCAGCTTTCCGACATCAATGTCGGAGAGCTAAACTTCCAGCCTATGCCAAAGCGGTTTATGGTGTGGGATGAAAAGGGGTGCAAATTCGTTAGAGGAATAAACGGCCATATCCTAAACTGGCGTGAAATTGCTAATTTAGTGGAGCCTACCATTTGGGATTGTGCTGTCGAATTAGATGAAGTAGCCGAGCGTTTCACTATCGTCCAATCCACCAACCTCTTCGATAAGAACGGTAAGGAGATATTTGAGGGGAGTATTTTACGGGAGCCAGATGATAGCATATCAGTTGTTCAGTATGATGGCGATGAGGGGATGTATAGGACCAAATGTGAAAATGTACTAGATGATATGGTGTGCGGGGGTGAGTACTTTGAAGTCATTGGTCACATTCTCTCGAACCCAGAGTTGGTGGAGGGCGAATGAGAAAACAACCGCATTTTAGCTCTCTACGTATGGACTGGAAAACACCAAAAGCCGTCTATCAAGTGCTAGACGCTGAGTTCGGATTTGATTTCGATCCGTGCCCACCGAAGCCAACCTTTGATGGCTTAGCAACAAACTGGGGGGTAAATTATGTGAACCCACCATACGGACGAGAGTTACCGAAATGGATCAAGAAAGGCTACGAGGAGTGGCAGAAAGGCAAGACCGTAGTTTTCTTAATTCCATCAAGGACCGATACAAGCTGGTGGCACGATTATTGTATGAAGGCATCGGAAATACGCTATATACGAGGGCGTTTGAAGTTCGACGATCAGCCAAACCCAGCACCATTTCCGAGTGCTATTGTGATTTTTAGGAAGGAAGATAGATAGATGCTAATCTTTAATGAAGAAAAACAGATTTTACAGAAGCATTATGCTGGTATGGTTAAGAATCATTCTGCGTCTCTGGAGAATCTAGTTCATGATAACAACGCAGAGCCGCTAAAAGCTTGTCTCGATAAAATCGAAATATACTGCAAGCGCATAAAATGGCTCGAGGAGGAGTTCAGTAAAGACTTAGGGCGGTGTGCAATGGGAGAAGATAAATGATTTTCTACACATCGGATTTACATCTCGGCAACGTCAACATCATCGCTTACGAAAATCGGCCATACAAAACGGTAGCAGAAATGAACGCCGACCTCATCTATAAGTGGAATGCCAAAGTAGGCAGAAAGGACGAAGTGTATGTACTAGGCGACTTCTCATTTAAGGGAGTACAGGAAACCATCAAATTCCTAGAACAGTTAAATGGGCGAATCCATCTCATCCACGGCAATCATGACGCTTTTCTGGGGGGAGCTACTTTCAGCCTATATCTTAAAGAGTCCACTCGTGTTATTGATGATGGCTGGTATGAAAGAATTAACGATAATGGTCGCGAAGTCGTTCTCTGCCACTTCCCAATCATGTATTGGGACGGTATGGGTGACCGCGGCACATACCACCTCTACGGTCATATGCACAGTCGACCGAATATGCAGCATCCACATACGGATGCATTTAATGTGGGTGTGGATGTAAATAATTATTATCCAGTCGCGCTGGATGAGTTAATAGCAAGGAGAGAATAAATGAGCAAGATAGAATTCCAGCCTACACCGAAAAGGTTTATAGCGTGGGATAAGCACAAAAAAGACTGGGTGACGAAGTTTCTTATGCCTTCTACTAGCGATGAAGACAGTGATGACTATACTTGTCCGCTAACGCTTGGCGTAGATACTAAAGGCGAGAAAAATTGGCTTAATAACGACCAACTCATCGTCTGCCAATCCACTAACCTCTTCGATAAGAACGGTGAGGAGATTTGGGAGGGGAGTATTGTTGACTACAACGATGATGGAGAAGCGCTGGGCATCGTAGTATTTATTGATGGACAGTGGCAGCTGAAAGACAAGAATGGTAATCTAATGTTCCTTAAAGGGGCACCACACCAGAAGCTTATTGGTCACACCCTCTTAAATCCAGAGTTGGAGCTATGTTGATGAAATATTAGTGGGTAAAAATTGTATAGATCGAAGCTAGAAATAATTAAGCGCATAGGGTAAAAATGCAAAAAGAAGTTTATTTAATTTATTATGGGGTAGTCCGATCCAAAAAAAATAGTAAGCGTATTATCCGCAACCATAGGACAGGTCAAATGGGATTAATATCAAGCAAAGAGGCCAAGGAAAATGAAGATGACATGGTCAAACAATTCAAAGCACGCGCTCCGCGTGATATTATATCATCGCCAGTCAAAATCAAGATTGAGATGTTCGAGCCAAATCGAACTCGGCGAGATCTGGATAATCAGGCTACATCTATATTGGATGCATTAGTAAAAGCAGGAATAATTAAAGATGACGGCATTAGTCATGTTGTTGAAGTTAACGTAAGATTCGCCGGTGTAAGCAAACAAAATCCGAGAGCGGTTATTCGCATTGAGAGCAAAGAATTTGATAGTAGGGCGCACGATGATTAAAATTGACACTAAGAACACAAAGAATTTTAGGTATAATGACTGGTTGGAATATTTTGCGAGGATCCCAGCAACAAAATTGCGAGAGTCTCAAGAGGCGCTAGGTGCAAGTTTGCCAGGTGAAGGCTATGCTGCTCTCGTACGATGGCTGGAGATCTTTGACAACCCATCAAAGATGGATAAATTGTCGCAAGGCCGAATCAAGGCACAAAAGGAAGCAAATTTAATGGAAGTTGCAGTTGGCGATGACGACGAACAGTTTTATAAAGATTTAATCCTGAAGAACGTTAGTGAACTGGAAGGTAGTAGTCCGCAGGAAGTTGCACGTCTGAGTCAAAATATTAATATATATCGTAAACAACTGCAGGAGATCCGATCACATAAGCCAAAGGCAAATTCAACGCTAAGTAAGGTACTCGCCGCAGCTACCAAATCGAAGTTAGCTCCTAAAACAAAAACGTCAGTAAAACGTCCAAAGAAAACAACATGCTCGAAAAAAGTAGCCTCTAAGAGCCCATCTAAGGTCAGTAAAAGCGCAAAGACGATAACTCAAGCGTCTGGAGAAAAGAATGGCTGTAACACGCTATAAAGCTAGTCAGAAGCCAAGATTAGATATTTATAAGAAAGGCGATACTTACAAAGCCGAGCTTTTATTTGATTTGCTTGACGAATATGGTACTGTACTTTATGACTGGCAAAAACTTGTCTTGCGACGCTGGCTAGCTGAAGACGATGAGGGAAATTTCGTAAATCTTGACTGTGGACTCTCAGTGCCGAGGCAGAATGGCAAAACCGAGCTAATTGTTGCGCGGATTATTTATGGGATTATATTCGGAAAACGAATCGGGCTTTTTACGGCGCAAAAACAGAAAACCGTGGATGTTGTTATAAAGCGTGTGCAAGATTTCTTTTACAAAAATCAATATGAAGAAATATTCAATTTGCTGACACCAAGATTTCGAGCTAAGCCGCGAAATTATGATTTTATTGAGTTTGAGAACGGAGCGCGGTATCAATTTATTACTCGAACGCGCCTCGGTGGTCTCGGCATGACAGTGGACGATTTGATAAACGACGAGGCAGCTGATATGGTAGATGCACATCAGGCAACTCTATTACCGACAATCTCCGCTGCACCAAGTGGTAATCCTCAAGTAATCTACTGCGGCACTCCACCAATGGCGGAGACAGTAGGAGAAGTTTTTGCACGCATGCGTAAAGAGATTATGGAGAGCAGTGAAGGTGTGTGGACTGAGTGGAGTACCGAAAAAGTTGCCGAAAAAGCTGATATTGGCGTTTGGTACAAAACTAACCCTTCTCTTGGCAAGTCCTTATTAAAACGAGTAGTTGAAGCCGAGGCGCGTTCGATGAATAACGATGACTTTAATAGAATGCGACTAGGTTGGTGGAGTGGAGTCGAAGAAAAACGAGCATTTTCGCAAAAGCAATGGGATGAATGTTTCACGAAGAAGCCGATTCTTGACGATAGCTATTTACCTGTATACGCGGTAAAATTCGCACCAGATCGATCTGCCTATAGTTTAGCGGTTGGACAACCGCTCGAGAATGGTCGAATACACGTTGAAGTTATCATGCAGCGTCCAATGGCCGAGGGGATAAGTAAAATTACAAGATGGCTTAAAGATCGGTATAGACAATGTGCAAAAATCATCATCGATGGTGCCACGGGTCAAGCGATACTCTTTGACGACTTGACGAGTGGCGGAGTGTCAAAACGCAAGATTGTTCAACCTACGATGAAAGACATTGTGGCTGCACACCAGTTTGTTTACGACGCGATCACGCGCGGCGAGTTGAGTCATTATAATCAGCCATTGTTGAATCAAACGGTTAGGATCACTAAACAGCGATCCTTTGGGCGTTATGGAGGATTTGGTTGGGAATCCATGAGTAAGGACTTATCAACTTGCGCCCTGGATGCCATAACTTATGCCTACTGGGGACAGAAAGTTTTTCGTAAGAAGACTAAGACAAGTGGGGGCGCCACTGAAAATAACCAAAAATGGCATGATATTTTATCAAGCCTTTAAGGTTAAGTATTACCAATTACATGATAGTGGTAATGGATTTTGTATTCCGTTAAGTTGCTCACCCGCTATTCGTGCACCTTTACGTTGGTTGCATAGCTTATGGGTAAGCTGTAGGTTGTCTATATCATACGGCGATCCCCCGCGCGCCACTGGAATAATCTCATCAATCTCTGGGCTTAGCGGAGTGCCAGGAGGCAAAGTCTTATCTACTTCGCGGCCACAGATCGCACAGATGTCTTGCGTAGCGAAGATACGTTTGCGTAGGTCATTACGAAGTTTAGGATAGCGTTTGCGTGGGTCTTTCGGAGCCTTGTATTTTCGATTCTGTGCCATGCAAATATTATAACACTGGATTCTTTAGGATAAGGATTTGTAGAGGGGGGTACTATGTACCCCCCTCTCCCCATAGTACTAAGCGCGGGGTAATGGGACTTTTTTCACACGAGATAAAAAAACGAAAAATGGAAAATTAGGCGGTCTAGCATACAATACTGGAATATAGTACAATAGAGGATAATATAAGCCACGTTCACGCACGGTTAAAGCGGCTAATCTTTGCGGAGGAATCGCATGCCTGTGAAAATGGAAAATAAAACTATCGAACTTTATGATGGATATGAAGTAGAGGTCAACGAGCAACTGTTTGATGACGCCGATTTTCTTTCTGATTTTTCTAAGGCTGCCCGTGAAAATGACATAGAGGGCGTGATGGCAATGTTATTTGCTGTTGTAGGAGGACAGGAAGTCTATGATAAGACTCGTGAACATATCGAGAAAAAGTGTGGCTATTTCTCGATGCAGGAGCTGCGAAAGGTTACTGATAGAATCGAGAACTGCTTCCCAAAAGTTGGGAATCGTGCCTCACGGGGGGAGAAGGGGATGCAGAGATAATTTAAGG